CTGAGGTTCTTAACACCATTTTTCTCAAACTCTAATATTTCCTTGATATCACGAACATGATTAATTGCATGTTTTATAGCAGGCATTCCTCTGTATTGCTCTGCTCTATCAGGATCAATTAGCCAACACATAGCATTTGCAGGCACGATCTTTGCTTTTGTCGTTTTTGGATAAAATTCTCCGTATATAGATTCATCTGCAACAAGATAATGTATTGGCATTCCATACTTATCTGTTTTAATTCCATCTACATAATTTTTATTATCTTCAATAAAATCTCCTACCCTGTGGGCTTCAATAAGCTGTAGTTTAAGACCATTCCTTCTTACAAACATGATTCCCACATCCCCATCCCTGTCTATGGCGATAGATGCTAGTCTTTGCATTTCCCTGAATCCATATCGTCCTCCAACATCTGCATTTTGTGACCATTGTTCAAATAATGCTTCTGCTTCCAAGTTCCAATAAGGGTCATCTGTAACTGCCTGCGGAGATAATGGAAAACTATATCTAGCCAAATCGTTAATTGCTCCTCTAACAAGCCCATCATTGTCATACAAATATCGGCTCATACTTGCCATTTCTTTTCTGTGCCATGTATGATTTGATCTTGCTGATTTTAGGAAATAGGGAATATTTTTCCGCTCTCTATTAAATTGCAAGCCATCCCAATATCTTGGGTGGTAGCCTTTGGGCTCTTGACTAGGTTTCTGCCTTTTAAATATTTTATCTAATATACTCATTTGTTACTTTTATAATTCCCCATTCGCCATGCACACTTAACGGACTTGTGTTTATTGTTTGTTGGGTATCATGTATAAGTCCTGAATAATCATATACTTTCCATTTGCCATTTAAATCTTTGGCTATCTGTGTCTGATAATCTGCATCAAACCAATACCCTTTTGTATTTGTTATAGTAGAATAATGCCTATTATAGCTAAAGCTATCATCATTGACTACATGACCGTATATTTGCGACAATCCTTCTGCATGGATGGTGCTGACAATATTTATTGAGCGTACTGCTGTAACTTTTTGTCCTGTTGTGTTCTGTGCTTCATATACAAGTTCTTGCTTGCCAATTTTAGTCATATCGGGAGTTGTTATTCTTTGGGCAGGTATATTTCCCTCTACAGGGTCGTATGCTGTTGCCCCTGCTTCGATATATTCATCCTCAGGCATGTAGTTTACAATACCTACATTTATTCGGCATGACATTTTGACTAAAGCTTTATTAAAGTTTGGGATAATTCTTTTGATCGCCTTACCATAAATTTCGGGAAGAACTTGTTTTAGCGCTATATTAACTTCCCTTAATTCATGGACTAATTCATTGTAAGAAAGAAGAAGCTTTTTACCTAGATTGCCTCCCATATCTACTTCGACAAATTGCGTGCCTGTTCTTGTTTTTTCAAGCCCTTGCAGTATTTGCGTCTTTATCTTTTCTAGCTCTAATGCAGAAAGACCTTTGTAAATTCCATGAACATTCATCCTATATCTGCACTTATGTCTTCAGTTTGCACTACTGACTGAGTTAATTTGCAAGCGATGCTTGCTACTAATATCATTAATTCGCAATCAAATAAGTGATTGTCTTTACGGATTGGTATCCATTCGTATTTAGATCTACCTTTTATATCTGTTGTTACCATTCTCTTTTCAGCAGTAACTTGCCTATAGTATTCTTGAGATATATCTTTTGGTAAAGTCCAATTGCCAATCATGCCTTGCATTAGTTCTGCTAAGGTGTCTTTTGTTCCGTCATTTGCCCATAGGAATAATCTTATTTGTTTAAATAATCCTTGTTCTTTAGTTCCTATTCCTACATCTGCTTTTGTCCAAGTCCATAACTGTGTTGCAATTTTCCCTGTTTTTTGATTGCGATGCCTGTAGCTTTGTACTCCCGTACCTTTCATTGGCTTCCATCCCGAAGTCTGACAGAATTTATAGACACTTTGCGTATCGTATCCTGAATCCATCATGCAGTTTTCTACAGGAACATTGTATTGTTTTGCTATTGATAAAAGTTCTTCTTCTGAATCTGCTTTCCCATATTGTATAAGCCTACTCTCTGCACCATTTTCACTAAAAGCCCGAATAACATACCAAAAATGTATCCCCCCTTTAGCTTGTTTATCAGCAGATAAAAATCTTGCATGTTCGTCCTCCCAAACTTCTTCTAATTTATATTCCTGTATTCTTTCTTTTAATACAGCAAAGTCTTCAAAATCACCCAACCTATCTTCCCAAGGCTCTCCTAATGATTCGTTTATAAAATCCTTTAATGGCGACACATCTCCATTTAATGTCGATTGCTTGGCTATTAAAAATTCCTCAACTAAATCTCTCCACCTTACCCATGTTGGTAACAATGCATTCCAATGAAAAGATTTTCTATTTGTTGGAGCATTTTCATTAAGAGATACATAACTGCCATTTTTTATAAAATGCCTTCGATCTGATGGCTCATCTTTGTAGACTTCTCCACACTTGCATTCGAATCTAATAGTTGATGCAAGTTTATCAAAATCCCATCCTCTTTCATTTTTTGTATCTTTTGTCTCATCCCATTTCATGCTATCCCAACTCATTGGAAATAGTATATCACATTTTCTACACCTATGATGCCATACTTGTTGGTCACCTTGTATGTATGCACGATGAGTTGCATCATTATACATATCGGGAGTAGAAACAATACATCTTCTTGCATTCCAATAGGCTCTTGTTCTTTTAAGAACCATTTCTAACGCTCCATCAGGATAATTTCTTACCTCATCTAAAAAAAGCCAACGAACAGGCTTAGATTGCAATCTACTAGGAGATGATGAACCTACACAAATTAAAGATGCACCATTAAAAGCAATCTCCATTTTATTGATAGCATTTCGATCATTAATCAAAGTTTGCTCAACAGGCTCACAAGTTTTTATCGTTGGGATAATTCTAGTCTTCATAAAGAAAGAAGCCTCTTCTGCTGTAGAAGTTACCCACATAGTTGGTGCAGGCTCTTCCGAGAGTGCCCACATGAGTAAACATATCATTGTTTGTGTTTTTGCAGATTGTGCAGAACACATTACACTTATGTCTGTTATTTCATTATCCGTAAAGCATTGCATTAGAGGCTTTACCCAAGGAGATATATCTGCCTTCCAATATCCTTGATATGGCGATGTTGGGTCTAGCTTGACATGCTCTTCTGCCCATTGCCAAGGTTCTCGAGCATCTGCTGGTCTCCATGCACGTCTTGCTGTCTCTTCTACGATATGCATACTTGAAAATCTAAAGTCAAACTTTAGGTTTGCAAGGTTTAAGATGCTCTAGTTGCTTCGTATTTCAAGATGTAATTGTTTAATTTTTTTGGTTTCTCAAGAAAGAATCTGATCCATACTGCTCCCAATGGCTTTGGTGGTCTGCCTTTTTCCATGTGAAAGCCTGAGTCTTTAACGCCATATTCGTTTTTGTACGTTGGCGTCTTGATATGTAATTGTTCATCAATATATTCTGTGCCTGCTGTAGTAATACGACTCCGTGCATTAGTAAAAAACCAATGATCATGGGTATGCCCTGTAGTAACAATGTTAGCATCAGGATGGGTAACACCCATGCGATTCGCACCAATGACACCTTTCGTAACAGGACCGCCTCCCCCTGCTCCGTGGAACATGTATATCCATATTGTACTTCCCAAGTATTTTGTTCTTCCGTTTGGTTGCTTAAATTTTGCTCTGATCCCAATCCAGTTCGCAATTTGTCCTGCCTGTATTTTCGAGCCTGTCTTTCCATTAAGGCTATCAACAAGTCTTTTTGTAAGATCAGTTTCTCTATGTTTGAGGACTGCAGTCTCGTGATTCCCCTTTCCCATAATTGCAAGATTCTTTGTAAAAGGCTCAAGCCATTCGCTATAAGTGCTAACCAATTTATCAAGATAGCATCCTGATTTATGTATTTCTTTAATATCATCTTTACTTGCTCTTGGATCGCCCTTGCCCTGCATTGCACAGAATGCATCTCCATTATCTAATATAAATGCATTCCGTTCTACTGCTTGGTTTAAATGCTTTAATTCTAGGGCGTTATCTGAATGTGGATTATCATGGTGTGCATCACTGCGTAATAAGCACCATGCTTCGCTATTTGTCTTAGAATTTGGGAACCATAAATCTAAATGAAATATACCCTCACTAATTTTTTTTACCTCGAAAGATTTAGGGTGCACCATATTATATGCCGTAGTGTCTCTATTTTTGTCCTCTACCTTTTACGCCAAATTTCTTTGAAAAGTTCTGAGCTTGCTTACTTATTGATTGTTTATTCATATTTATTCCATTGGCTTTACATAGTTTATTAAGGCTCGTTCCATTAAATATTTCAGGTCTAACAACCCAGCACATTGCTATTGCTTTCCTGACAACTGTTTCCCTGTAATCTCCTGCATCTATATTTCCCCTGCAAAGCCACACCATTATCTCCCTTAGAGCAAAAGCAAGTTTTTCATAATCACTTTCTATATGTTCTGTGCATTCTTTATCTAAAGAAGTATAATCGAAAAAGTGACATTGATCTTCATTCAATTCTTCTACAATTGAACCATCGAAATTTCTTACAGAACTATGTTTACTCATTTTGCCATTTGTTTTGAGATAGGGATTTTAATGCACCATTAATAGCTTCTTTTATAATTTTTTCTGCTTGGGCTGTTGACTCGCCTATTACTTGAGGGGCTAAAGAAGAAGGCAAAGTTAGCAATTGTCTCTTTGCACTTAGAATCATTTCCGTTATTTCTGAAGTAAGTTCATTATTAGGAGTATAATCGCCTTTCAATATTCCTATTTGTATTCCAAGTTTTTCATTTTGTAGCTGTATGCTTTTAACTTGTTCAGATTCTTTGCTTACTAAATCTCCTGCCTGTTCCCCATTTGCTTCTTTCCATTGTACAACTTCTTGCACATTATATCTGCCGTCTGCTCTTGCCTTTGGGAAAGATGGATTTTTCTTCCATCGCCATAATGTTTTTCTATCAACTCCTATTGCCTCTGCTAATTTTACTTGACTGCTTACATAAGTCCCGCCTGCCCCACTTTTAGATTTTACCGTTAACTTATCTAAAGTGTCTTTATCTGCTTTGGTTAAAGTCTTCCCTTCTTGCTGTTTTGCTAGTATTGCACGTAATTCATTCTTATAAATTGCCTTTCTTTGCTCCTCTGTAATTAAACCATCCATAGTATCAATATACAATTTTCATGGGGAATTTAAAAAAACACTATAGTGACGGATGATGCGCCCCGTCCCGAAACCACTGCGTTGATTCTTTCGCATAAAAGATTCCTTAGTATAAGCAAAAGTAATAAGGCACATAAGTTCTCGTAACGCTATTATGCAGTAAGTTAACTTAATGCTTTTAATAAGGCATGCTAATTTCATTGTGCTATTAGTATAACTTACTTCATTTATCAAAGTTGCTTATCTTAATTCTGTATCACTTCTGCTAATAAGTATTATAACTTAATTTATTGCAAGTCCATATTGCGCATAAGTTTTTTTACTAAAGAGTATAAGGAAATTTGTTCGCCACCTGTTGGCAATATTTACTTAAGTAGTTGCCCCTGAGCGACTTATTTCTTAAATTTACAACATGCCCCCCGCCTGCCATTTTTTCTTTTCTCATCAATAATAATAAGAACCCAAATAATAATATGCAGTATATACACGTAAAATATCTTCAGCCGACCGATAAATTAGGTGGTCGCTATAAAATATCAAAAGAGGGACTTAGGTCCGCTATTGTTCCATGCCTTTGCTATATGGAGTCGGCATATGATTGCCTGAAAAAATTCAAAGAGGTCAACGAGCTAGATTGGTCAATTGAAAAAATGGCTTGGGGCACAAGCCGTGATGGAATTGTTTTTTGTTTTCCCTCAAGTATAGGGGACTTCGACCGGACTTTTAAACATCAATAATAATAACCAAAATAATAATATGAATAAGAAAACAAGAAAAGAGCTTCACGACCACGCAATCAGTATGAGCTTTCATGCCGACATGTTGTTCAAGTTAGACAAAGTTTTTGATGAAATGCTCGAAACTTATTTGATTGAAAAGCCTGACATTTCATTCAAAGAGGCTCGAGAAAGTTTGTTCCATGATATGAAGTTTTCCGCATTATTTCTTGAGTCTGAAATGAGAAAAAAGAAATTTGAAAAGAAAAGAAAAGAGGTCTTTAGCCTAAATTGCGCAGAGTTGCCTGAATAAAAAAAAAGTATCTTTTTCACAAAATTATATATCTTATACTATTAGTATACAATACACTTGCATTATGACATTATACGCCTGCGTCCATATTGGCAGAGCCTGCCGAGCCCTCAGAAAAGCCCGTTTGCTTTTTTGGTTAATTCTTCACCCCTTTCATTTTAAGAGGTTTATTTTAAGAAATAAGTAAGCCCTACCTATAACCCCCACCCATCAAATAAAATAATAATAAAAGTCATGGATAATAATAATAATAATAATTCAAGTAAATTCTATGTTCGTAGAAAAGCCTATGCCATTGCTCACGCATCATTATGCAAGCAAATTAAGTCTTTCCGCAATCGTATTGCAAGGACTCAGGATACTGAAATGAAGGCATTTTATACTGAGCAAATAAACGATCTTAGGAATTTAGCAATCGAAGTATCCGCTTTACGCCACGACCCCTATGAGGTTGGTGCATACGGAGCATTAACGACTCATAAAGCGGAGGTATAAAATATGCATACTCTAGAAGTTAAATTTCGTGGTCGGGCAAATGATGCCATTGGTATTGCTTACACGATGGTCCAGCAAATTAATTTAGAAAATGTCAAACTAGATCAGTTGCCCCACGACTGCGTATTTGCACTAGGCAGGGCGGGGTTTCAAGTCAGTCATATCACTGAAATTACTTTGCTTCGGTTCAGCCCTGAAATGGATAAAATCGTGCGTTGCCAACTTTTCTCATTTTCGAAAAAATAATATTACACCAAGGCGTATGCCTTCAAATAATACAATAATAACAAAAATAATAATATGAATAATAAAACATTAACTCACAAGCAAGCATACCTAATATGGGCAAAAGCATTAACCTCTGACGACTCAGCCACGAAAGGCACAAAAATTGAGGACTTGAGCAATACACCAAAAAACATTGCTCAGTTTCCTATTTTAATAAATGGCAAGCCCGTCGGTTCAATAATTGGCTTAAAAGCCTCTGCTTCATTAAAAAGAGCGTTGGCAATATTAAAAAGAGCAAATTTTGATACTTCGAAAAATGAGGTTTCGGTCGGTGATGGCATCCGTGAAGATGCACCTAAAGCTTCCAAAAAGAAGGTTGCCAAGAAAGCAAAAAGCACAGCAAAGACTCCAAAAGCTGAAAAGCCAAAGCGAGAAAAAAAGCAGGGTCTTTGCTTTCATATACGCAAGTTTATAAAACAAGGAATTGAAACAGGCGAACAAATGACAGCGCAAGAAATAGCCGAGGCAGTTGGAAAGATTGTTGGTCGGACTCCTGAGTTATGCTTGCCTACGGTTCGCGCGCAAGCGGGGCATATGAGAAAAGAGGGCTTATTGCCTGAAAATGTCAGCCCTTACAAGTCAGCTGTTAGTCAAGGCGTTAGTGCAAGGGTAAGGGAATTGGCAGACGGTACACGTTCTGCTCACGAAATTGCTGAAGTCCTAGTTGAAGAGTTTAGCAAGTCCTTAAAGTCAGCAAAGAGCGTTGTACATTCAATTGGTTTCTCTGATAGGAAAAAGGGGTTGCCAACTAATATAATAAGCGAGCGTGAACGCATTCGTATATTGAGCGCTCAACTTTCATGCCAAGAAATCTAAGAAAATGACAAAGCAAAAAGTATGCAATCTGCTTGGGTATAAGTCATGGGACTCGTCCTTGCCTCAGTCGTGGTTTAATTGGGCAGACAAGGAACTACAGTCCTTTTGTCCTGATAACAATCACCCTTGGTCACACTTCGTTTGGCTCTATCGTGATAAAAAAGATTCATATGGAGCAATGGGTGTGCCCGCACCAATATCCAAAATAGGTCGTGCTTTTTTGAAAAAGCATTACCCGAACGGATTCCTAAATTCAATCAACTAAATAATAATAACAGAAAGTAATACAATGGGATTATATCTAAATAATACAGCAAGTATCGACTCGGTGCTTGAACAAATTAACGCACAAAAGGCAAGGACTAAGGACTTCCTGATGAATACCTCGACCCTTCGTGAGCCTGAGGTTGGCGAAGACGGAACTCTGAGTCTTAAGACGGAAGTGGGTCGTATGGACTTCGACAAGCATGCCGAGCAACAGCTTGCGCAATTTGTCGGTGTGCCGTTTCCTTATTTGTCACGCATCAAAACGCAATTGCCTGAATTGTATCACGATACATTGACTAAGATGTTGCGTGAGCGAGACGGAACCCCACGGATGGTCAGAACTATTGATGGCAATGCTCGGGCTTTTCTGAGCGACTCATTTGCTAGACTAGATAATGATTTATTGGCAAGCTCGCTTTTAAAGATTGCCGACAAAGGGCTTGAAGTTAAGGGGTTTAATATTGATGAGCAAGGCATGAGTATGCATATCATTAACCCAAAACTTGAGGGCGAAGTCCGCAAGGGCGACGTCGTACGTTATGGCTTCCATATCAGAAATAGCGAGGTCGGCAAGCATGCTTTAGAAAGTTTAGCCGTTGCCTTTCGTCTAGTTTGTACTAATGGGATGGTCCGACCTGAGGACTTGTTTAAATTTAGGCGAG